ACCTGCACAGGGGACGTGAGGTCAGTGATATCCACTGCCGCGATGCCCCTCTTCACCGTAGCCACTGTGCTGGTCCTAGTGAGGAAAAAAGCGAACGAGCTGTCCTGCTTGCACCGGTATGAGAAGAGATGGTCTCCGGATGTTCCTGTCGCGAGGAGAGCGGTGGAACCCGCGACGAACATCGCGCTAGGGGAGGTCACGTCTATAATCTGAGCCGGCCCTCCTCCCGATGATATCTCGTTGTCGGCCTCGTTGGTCTGGGTCCATGTGTCCCCTGCGATGTCGTACACCCACAGGTCTTTGACCGCGAACGGTGGAGCTGGGGATACTCCAGTCGTCTGATCGAGAGATCCTGTCTTTACAAAAATACTCTCGCCGTCTGTCCAGACCGCTGACTCCGACCTGTTGAATGGAACTGTGGTGTCGGTGTAGTCAGATAGGTCCGTCAGCGTTGACCACGTGTTGGTAGCGATGTCGTACTCGTTGAGCGTCCGCTGTGGGAAAAACCCGAACTGGGGTACCGTCCCCCCAAATGTGTACAGCTTCCCATTACCAGGTGCCACCATGCTCCGGAGTGCGCTTCGGGATAGCCCCGCAGTGCTTAACGCGCTCCACGTGTTAGTCCCGATGTTATACTCAAAGAATGACAGGATGACTTGGTTAGTAACCATGTCCGCTCCCTCTAACATGTAAAATTTACCTGCGCCGGCGCCAGTCTTCGGCAGTGCCGTTGAGGGGGAACGCTTGAGCGTAGGGGGTGATACGGGAGTTAACGTGGACCACGTGTCCGTGGCGATATCGTACGCATAGAACCCTCCCGTGCTCGTGCTTTGCTGAGCCCCGTACAGGTAAACTTTACCGTTATAGGTTTGTATGTCGGACTTGAAAATACCGGTAGTAGGGGCATTGGCTAAGGTAGACCAAGTCCCCGCGCCGATGTCGTACCTGGTGAAGTTAGGAGTGAGGTTGGTGTAGGCGTACAGGTACTCATCAACCACGTTGTCGTATGCCAGCGAGGGGTACCCCGCACCGCCCCCTGGCATGTCGTCGAAGTCAAAAGCAGTGACCGATGCGACGCTGGGATTCACTTGAATTAAATTTTGCATATTACCGTTCGAGTCGGTGTTGCCGCCCACTACCCAGTTCACGCCGCCGCTGGATATTGGCCCGCCCACGTTCACTGCAGCTTGTTGCCGGCGAGACTCGTCGGTGAACGCGGTCGAATTGGTGGCGCAGAGAAGGTAAGAACCTGGCCCGTCGTACTGCTCCATGCCATTGATCGTTAAACCACCCGTGAGACTCCCCACGATAGTAGGCTCTGGCTCAGTGGTAGGTGCCCTTGGTCGGCCCTCGTCGATGTCTGGCATCGGTTGCAGCCGGTTCACGTCTGACCCGTACAGTAAATTCCTAAGCGCGACGGACCGCATGACTAGCCCTATCTGGACTACCCGCTTGCGGTAATTGAGGACCGTTTTTTCTACATACCGGCTCAGCCTGTTGCTGGTCCATGTGGCAGTCGGGCGAAGCCCCACCACGACATCGGTCCATCCGGATGAAGCTAATGTGATCTGGCCGCTCGAAACTGTTGCGGCTCCTTTCTCCACCCCATCGGCCCAGACGTAGACGTCCAGCCCCTCTAGGTGGTCTAGACCGTCGAAAGTCCCCCCAGGGGAGCGTTTGTACACGTGTGAGTCGTAGTGCCTAGAGTCGGTCTCTCCGCGGCTTTGAGAAAACTTAGCGAGGCGCTCTATGTACCGGACGCCGTCCCGCTCCACCACCATATATATCTCATCCTCAGCAGCAGTCGGAGCTGATGTTATATCCTCCACGGTCCCGCCCCCGCCTAGGGTTATCCTAGACCACGCGGTCACATCTTCAACATTATCAAACAGTAGGACTCGTAGCTCACCGTTAGTCAGCAAGCAGTACATCCTCGGCTCTGGCTCGCTCGAGTAGATTAACTTCTTTATGCCTGGGGCGCAGATGTCTGGGTGTAGGATTGTAGTGTCGTTAGCAGATATCTGCTCACCCTTCAGGCCGCTGAGTGCAAATAGTTTAAGCAGGCTGCGGTTAACAAAATAAACAATCTGATCCACGACAGCCGGACGGACCTCAGCGGACCCCTTGTTGGTTCCTCGCTTGACGTTCGCGTTGTTTGCGTTCAGCGGGTTGAAATCACCATTGGACTTCACCTGCACCTCTTCTGAGCTAAGGCCCAACAGCAGCACGTCGCCGCCTAGGAGCCACGCTACGTCTTGAACAGGCCCAAAGCCTATGGTCTTAACAATAGATGCGGAGTTGCCCTCTAGGAGCTCATCAAACGACGTGTAAAGGTCTGAGACAGATCCGTACAGCCTAGCTCCACCAGCCAGCCAGAGCCGGCCTTCGTACACCTCAACAGCTGTAGGGGATGGTAGGTACGGCGCGAATAATCCTTCCCACCACTCTTTGACTGCACCGGTCCCACCGAAAGACTCAAGCACTCGGGCATTAGCCACCGTCGGAGAGACCACGGACATGACTTGCGCCTTCCCATAAACATCCCCGTGTAGCAGCTGGTATGTTTTCAGCACTGATTTAGTAGTGTCAAATATGGCGGAGCTGGCAGTCAGTGTGATGTTCCCATTCACAGCTGACGGCGCCAGAGTAGTGGAGGTCACATTGATATTGCCGAATGGCCCATCTGTTATATCTGGCAGCTCAAAGGACCAGGACTTCTGCCCTAGTCTTTTTATAATCCAGAAGGGCCAGCTGAACCCGTTTATCTCGTACCCACCGTCGACTATGAACATCACGTCGTTGATCTGGGTGTACCGCAAGGTGTCTAAGGTGATCGCGGTGGTTGTAGTATCTGTGGCCATATTGCCGGTAAGAGTTAACTCACCCACCCCGTCATACGCGATGTTGTCTACAAACGCGGCGTACCCCGCGAAGTTAGAAAGAGTGAGAGTGGTGTCGGATCCGTCAGAAGTCCAAGTGAGGAGGTGCACCCCAAACCCTAAGTACCCCTCGAATATGTCCGACGTAAGGGCTCCGCCTGTGCCGAGCTGGCAAAGTATGGGGGACTCGGATACTTCTATCCTTAGTGTCCTCTCGCCTGCTGAGCAGGTAAGGGTCTGATAGGCTCTTCCCCAGTCCCCATCACCTGGCCCGCCCTGAATAAGCATCCTCTGGGTGGTTGGCTCGTGAGCTATTCCTTCCGCTCCGGATCCAGTTGACGCATCGGTCCAGCCGGTTATGTTTGAGGCAAAAGCACCGTTGGTGATAGTGTCCGTCGTGGCTGTCACCTGAGCTAATATCCCATTGATCCAGAACCGGACAGACTCCACACTTGGATTAGCTGTGGACTGAGAGAACTCTAGGATCGTAGGGACCGTGCCATCATCTACGAATGGCATTAAGAAGTGCGCTCCGTTCACTTTGGCTGTGCCCAAGAACTCGGTCCCAGGCCGAGTGCGCATCGTACCAACACGGGCAGGCATCCAGTTGTCCACCAGAGTCGCAGAGTTGTTTACGCGCTCGATGTCGTCGCGGGCCATGACGCCTTCATCGACTTCACCACGGTTGAATTTATTAGTATAGGTGCGGCTCATTCTCTATGGCCTCTGATATCGTCTGGTCGGCCACGTGCTTCTGGCCCTTGTCCAGCTCCCCTCGGCAATGACTTGAGGTGGGTTGCGCTGGGCATCGGTGCTGAACGCCTCTCCTTTGTATTCTTGGTACTTAAACTCGGCATTCTTCATATCTGCGTTCGGGAGGTGCGCACAAGCTCTGGCCAGCTCAGCTGCCACTAGGTTGTAAATGTAAGTGGGCCAAGTACTCGGCGTTGTCGTTTGCTCGTTTGATAGATACCGGATGTACAGAGTTGTGGCGTCAGTCTCGAAGTACCCGCCCTCTCTCGCGTAGTTGACTGGGTATCGGAAGTACTCATCAGCAGACAACTTGTCGATGCGAATCATATCGGCTGGCACAGCGTACGAGTAATCGAACCCCACTGTCGGGGTCTCGGCTCCATCTGGTGCCAGTTCCGCGGTCTTGTACAAGAACCCCCAAGATATCAGCTCGAACACGGTCTCCACGGCCTTGTTGTCAAGGGCGTAATCCAGAGCAACTTTGCGCTCAGATTCGTCAGTGTTGGACACCAACTGGGGAAGCCTCAGCATCTGCAGGGCCTTGTTGTACAAAGCTCGGTAGGTGTCGTCCAGTGTCCGTGTGCCGGATATTGGTCGCATCGATGGTTCTTTAGCGCCATCTACTTGGACCGCCAGTCCCACGCGCTCTTTAAGAGCCTCAGCTATGTTTTGGGCAGGAAGCCTCTCGACGTACCGATACGCCAGCTCGTTGGCGATGTAGGCCGACATGGCTTTCTTAAATAACGGGGACCACGCGGACTCAGCAGTCGTTCCGATGATGTACCGGATATACGCGGTGGCGTAGCCGTCGATAGCGATCTTGTCATCTTCTAGAAAGTACCGAGTGATAGGAACTTCTAGGTTCTCGTCTGACCACAGCTCGCAGATGTTCTTAAAATCCGCGGGCAGGTCGAACACATTGTCGTACCCGTGGATAGCCGAAGGGCTGCCGCCGGTTAGAGATACGACCCGAGTGGCAAACTTCGGTTTGATGGTCTCGAGAAGGTCATCCTCGGCCAGTGCGTACACTGAATCCATTGCCAGCCTAAGTGCGGATCCATCGTCCCCGTGCCTAAACTCTGGCTGGGCCAGCATAGCTGCTGCGGAGTTGTATATCTGCAGCTGCTCGGCTGACAGGCTTGCGGCCGGTGCCTGCGGCAGAGGTGCATTCTCTTTAATGCCTTCACGTTGGATAGACTTCTCTGTCGCAACGGTAACCATCTCGGCTATGCCGGCCTCTCCTTCTGGGGAGAACCGCTTAGCAATAAGCAGCGCGATACGCAGAGATACTACTTCTCGGAATGATGGGGTCCAAACGGACTCAGCCACATCGTTGGATATATACCGGATCCACAAATTAGTTGGGATATCTGTCGCCACCGTTCGGGCTTCTATGACGTATCGGTCTACTGGGTTCTGGAAATCTTCGTCAGAGAAGAAAGAACCGTTGGCCCCGTGCACGCCTTGGTCACCCAGAGTGGATAAATAGTCGGAGGGAAGCGTATACACGCTGTCTAAACCGTGGACTGAGCTGGTAGCTGGCGTCCCTAGCCTCGCACTAAGGACCGCAAACCGAGGCTTGACCTCTTCCAAGCTGGCTTCGACCGCGATGGTATAGATCGAATCCATTGCCAGTCGTAGGCTGGACCCGTTGTTCACGCTTCTAAACTCAGGTCGGCCTAACGCTGCGGCAGCCTGATTGTAGATTGTCAGCTGGTCCGCCGACAAGCTCGCGGCCGGTGCCTGAGGAATCACGTCATTTTCTTTGACGCCCTCAAGCTCGATGCACTTGGCCAGCGCAGATTGATACGCGGCCTCAGCTATCTCGATCCGGCTAGGGTTTAACCGACTGGCGGTCTCTCTGGCTAAGTACGCCGAAACAAGTCTGGCGAACGTAGGCGTCCAAGAAGAGAGCGGTCGGGATTTTGAGATGTACCGGATCCAGAGGTTCGTTGCCACATCAGTGGCGACTGTCCGGTTCTCGATGATGTATCGGTCTACTGGGTTCTGGAAATCTTCGTCAGAGAAGAAAGACCCATTAGAGCCGTGCAGACCTGCTTCCCCGAGGGTGGAGATGTAGTCTGACGGAAGGCTATACACGCTGTCTAGGCCGTGGACGGTGCTGGCTGCTGGACTGGCCAGCTTGGCACTATTCACGGAGAATCTAGGTTTAGCCACCTCCAAGCAGTGCTCCACAAGGTCGAGCTCGTACGCCTGGTCGAGCACGTACCGAGGTTCTCGATCCTCCGTAGGGTTTGATAACCTTCGCTCGCCTAGTATTTGGAGAGCGTTGTTGTATATCAGTAGCTTGGAGGCGGCCATAGTTTACCTATCTATTGAGAACAGCTAGATGTTCGTCTAGCTTCTTGTACGCCTCCCCCTGTGTCGGGATCAGCTCTTGCACGACTGTGCCGTCAGTGTTGTCGATAATACACCACTTTTTCACACCGCGCTGCTTGACTTCAAACTTACCCAGTCCGGCCCGCTCTTCGTAGCTGACTTTCTCTAGCTCGGTGAAGTTTATTATTTCTACCATCGCTTTGTTGGCGTGCCTGAACGTGACTATCAAGTGCGCCACCCATGCTCCGTCCTCAGCGATAGCTCGTATCTCGTTGTACATTTGCAACTGGCTGGCCACGTGATCCCACATCTCGGCCTTGACCAAGTCCTTCTTGCCCATACCCGCTGGGATAGTGGCGTGGAATGTACGGTAGTGGTGGACGGCCAGTCCAAATTCCCCAGGTTTAACTGGGATGAGTTCTCGCGTTTTCTTCTCTTCTGTGTCAGCCATTTCGGCCTCCTATTATTTCGTGGGGTTATAAAAAAAGCCCCTGCCGCGTTTTGGCAGCAGAGGCTTTCTCAAGGGGTCTTGCTCACTGGGTTACTTTAAACTGAGCTTAAAGCAACTGCACCAGTGTTCACTATGATGGTGCCGTTACCGGCGTCATCAAAGAGCACTACCAACTTCTCGTTTACGGCGTTAAGAGTGGCGGTGTTATTAGTACCGTCAAACGTGCCGGAAGTTAAAGTCAGCGTGTGACCGGCCGTGCCTGATCCAGTCTGTTCGACTGTGAATAGGCCCGCATGTAGCCCAGCTTCTGCAATAGTAGCTGTCACCTGCGTGGCTTGGCTGATCGTCACAGTCTGGATACCAGGTGTAACGACGGCCGCGCCGGCTGTGCCAAGGTTCTGCGAACCGCCAGAGATGCTTGCGGCACCACCGGTTGTAACTGCAGATACAAACGACATTGTGGTTCCGCCGGTAGTGCTGTTGGTAACGTAAATCACGTCACCAACTTTCATACCGAGGTCATCACCATTGGAGAAGTAGCCGGCTACACCGACGACCGCAATGCTGTCCTCAGAAACATAAGACCATACGGCTCGGCCGTTTGATCCATTCTTCTGGGCGATTAAGCCTGGGGCTGTGCTAGTAGAATATGCCATTAGGTTCACCTACTCCTTATGAGAACGCAGAATCGTCATGTAGCATTTTCACTACACCACTGTTCTGTAGCAGCTTGCTGCCCATGAATGTTGAGCAACGGGCCCATGACTTGTCGTTCTTGTCATCGTAGCCTACTGCCGTGTTTAGGTTGGTCGTGTCGCATGCGTGACCGATTGCGTTCATGGAGTACATGAAGCAAGTCGCGCTATTAGTTCCAGCTCCTGGAAGTGCGGGATCCACGATCCAGTTCACGCCATACCAGCTGAACGCCTTGTCTTTAGGGACACTGTCCCAACCAGGCATCTGGACGTAATCAGCGGAAGTGAACTGAGGGAAAGACATCAAGTACGCATGGAACGCTGGAGTAATCAGCGCATACATTGGCGCGTCCATATCAGCGAAGGCATTGCCTAACTTGGTCTTAGCTTTAGATATTAGCGGGATAGTAGCCGGAGCTGCTGTGCCCCAAGTAACAGTCGCTAGTCCAAGAGCGTTGTGGATGTCTTCATCGATCTTACGATTGATGACATTCATACAAGTCTCTTGCATGAGTCTACGGCCGTCACCTTGAGACGCATAGATGTTGAAGCGCGTGCGCTCAGGAACATCATGCCATTCTTGCAAGGTTGCGGTGTACTGGTTCAGGTTATCCGGACGTGTTGGAAGGTCTCCGTCTACGCCTCGGCTTACTGCTGTTGCACCACCAGAGTCTGCTACAAGGAATACTGCCTGATTGCCGTTGATATCGGCGCTAGTGACAGTGGTCTTACGGACAAGCGACTGGCGCTTCTCGAATCCTTGGATCATCTCCTGGCGATACATGGTTTGAAAAGCTGTATCAGGCATTTCAGTATCTCCTAAGTATGATAATAAACATTAACAATTAAGTTACATTATCAACGTCGGTTCGAGTTGGCCGTCCTCTCGTCTTGTGTCAGGTTGGCCAGCGGATCCGCTAAGATCCACTGGGGCTGTAAGACTTGAATCAGGGGTCTACTTTGAGTTGTGGCCCTTAGTATAGTCCCGCTTTGTTACTTCTGTCTAGACCTTAACTGCTCTAGGGCTGTCTCGTTGTCCAAGAACTCTTTCTGAGCGGCCTTGTCTTTGTACCACTCAGGGGTGCCCATCTTATCAGTGAGCTCAGCTTGACGAGCCTCTAGCGACTGGACAGGGTTGGATCCAGACGGAACCAGTGTGGCAGCTGGGTTGATGACCCTAGCCATCTGAGCGAATGCTTCGACCACGCCTGGGTCGTTGAATAGAGCTTTACCATTGGCTAGTCTGGCACCCATGAAACTTTCCATCGCTTCCTCTGGGAGGTGAGCGGCTAGGTTGGCCACAGTGATGCTGCGGTTCGTCTCGTAGTCCGGCCCCCATTGCTCCTTGAGCTGCTTGATCGCAGCCTGAGAGTCGAGCACATCTTGGCTGGCCATCCGCTCTGTCCGCTGGTTCTCGAGCTTGGTGTAGGTGTCCACAAGGTCCGCAGCTGCAGAGTGTGGGATGTTATTCGCGTGCATGATCTCAAAGACCGGAGCAAGTTCTTTCCTGTCCTCGTCGCTTAGGACCAGTCCTTCGCCCAGCTCATACTTGTCCGCTGTCTCAGGGACACCGATTTTAGTTCGGTACTCGGCCAGCTGCTCGTCGGTGGGATTCTCTGGGAGACCTGCCGACTCTTGTCTGGTGCGCAGAGAATCCTGCGCTTCAAAATAATTCTTAGCGAATGTGGGTAGGTCGGGCACACGTTTAAGCTGGTTAAGACGGCCTTCGTCTTCACCGGCTAGATCTTCGCGCCACGTCTCAGGGAGTGTTTGGAACCACGACTCCGCTGGCTGGTCCGTTGGGGGAGTGCCACCCGCTGGCTGGTCTGTTGGTGGAGTCTCTTCTGCTGGTGTACTTGGTGGGGTTATTTCATCAGCCATTTTCTTCTTCCTCTCTTAGTTGTTTAAGGGCCCTGGGGTCCAGTCTCATGCACTTCAACACCTGCTGCCCTACGAACCCTCGGCCACTCAAGAACGCTGATCCGTCGGGCTGGCCTGGGAGGAAGTGGGTGTCGTACGTTCTGCACATTTTCTTTAGGAGAACAGACAGCGCCAGACGCTGCTGGTGGGCATCCGCCTCTCCGGTTTCGAGGGACTGAAAGGCAATGATCTCTTGCGCTGACAGGCTCTCGACTTTAAAACATTCGGTTTCTAAATTCATGCGGCACCTTGTTGTGGTGCCCCCATCTCGGCCGCTGCTGCCGCAGCTTGCTGTGCGAGTCTAGCTTCTCGTACTTGAGTGACTTCGTCGTACGGCCGCGTCCAGTTCACTGGGGCGTCCACACCTTGGATGGAGTCACGTATGGCCTCATCAAAGTCAAAGTTGTCTAGTACTCCTGCGTCCAGCTGCGCGGCCTCGGCAAGTTCCTGCCGGATCCTAGCAAACTGATTCATCTTTTCTTCTTCTTCATCGCTCGTGAGTGGGGACACGTATTTAAATTCTACGTCTGTTCCAAGTGACTTGGGTATGTCTTGTGGGGATCCTAACTGGCCCATCATCAACATCAGATCAAACGTGGCTTCGCATATCTGGCCGTTATAGTCTCGCTCCATAGGGGCGAACAATGGCAAGTTAGTGCGTCTGTACTGCTTCATTCGCTCTTGTACTTCGTACGCAGTCATCTCTTTGTCGCCCAGAGGCAGACTCAAAGTGTCTAGATAAAAGGACTTCTGCAGAGTCTCGTATACCCTGTTCCGCTCAGCCGCCCCAATCGGGTAGCCGCCTTTGTTCTGGTCAAGGGATCTTAGGGCTTGCCCCAGTCTCTCGTCATATTCGTTGTCCACCCAGGTTATACCGTTAGGGGATAGATCCACCACGCCGGTGATCACTTTAGACGTCGCCACCATCGGAGGTCTGGCATACCGCTCACCCGCTTCGAGAAGTGTGAACGTCATAGACTGCAATGTCCTCGCGTCAGGTAGAGCAGCCATCGTGGCTGGGCTGTACCCGTAAGGGGATCCGGCAATCGTTTGGAATCTGGGGACGATGTAGTAAGCGTAATTTATGCCTTTGTACTCGAGCATCGTCTTCTCACTTTCGAGAACGAAGTATGAGCAGTTCTTATACCGAGTCATTTCCTCGTCACCCGACAAGTCGGACGGAATCGTCATGTGGTACACACGGGTAGTACAGAAAGGATTCTTGTTGTATTTCTCTCGGAGAGCCGGAGTTAACGCCTTTTCGCCAAAAATTCGCACAAGTTGGTGCAGGGTCGGGTCCCATTTACGGACGACTGTCTCCACCTGGCCAGACTCGTTCTCTTCCCACGCGCAATCGCGTAGGTGCCAAGGCCTGTAGATCACACCTGTTCTAGTTTTGTTTGGTTCGAGGGATAGTACCGCGTTGCCGAACGTGGCAAAGTCGTGGTCGCCTATCTTGACAGCTCGCTCAAAGTTAGAGGATCTGTCTTGCATGATTTTGTACTGGCGATTGGTCGCCCACTCTAGCCACAGTTTGCCCTCTCGGTCAGCCTCTGTGTCGGCTCCAGCTGTGATTTCAAACCATCTCGCGTCCCGCAACATAGCGTGGAACGAGTTGCCTAGGTCTCTGCGGGCCAAGATAGGAAAGGAGTCAACCGTGTTGTTGGCCATCTCCAGCCCCGTCATGTTTCTGGTCAACAGGAAGTCCGCCCTCTCTGGGTAGAAGTTATCTGCGAGTGTCTGCCATAGCGATACAGCCACACTCTGTGACTTGAACATATTACCTGCGCGTTGGCAGATATCTTCAGCGGTTAGCTTCGGCATGTTGTTAACCTAAGGTGTTACCCGCACCTGATAGGACTGTGCTGGCGGTGCTTGTTTTGCGCTTGCCTTTTTTGGCTTTATTGCGCTCTATTGTTGCGGCTTCCTTCGCAATGTCTGCCTCTGTAGGCGCGGCAGCCGCCGGCTGTACAACGGTGGCCATCGGAGCTTTTGGCTGTTTAAACATATTACTCATGGCATGCGCCCTCGGTGTCTATTGATCTAGGATATCACGGTCCCCAGCGCGTGGGTAGCCTACGAGAGGCTACGGACTGTGGCTAGGAACAGCTTGTCTTTGGTCTGCTGCTCCGATGGGAGCTCTTTGTACGGGACCATGCACGGGTGGGTTTTCTTCACTGAGTCTTTCACAGGCCCGTGCTTCCACCCCTGCGCCTCCTTAGACTTGAGCCATTTCTTGTGGCTGTCCTCAGGTTTTACGTTAGGGTTAGCCAGTGCGTACTGCACTCCTGCAATGGCTGAGGATCGAATGCCTGGGTCGGCGTCGTCCCAGTCCGGTTGAGTCTTCTCACCGAGCAACTCTTGGTACGCAGTGTTCACGGCGTGGCACATCTTGGCGATTCGAGTCACTAGCAGGTTGCTGGGCTCGAACGCCTCGTTGACCACTGGTGTTGATGGGTCGTCACCTTTGAACTGCCCGTCTTCTTCTCTCGCTCTTTTCTTCGGCATTATGGTCTTCCTCTTGGTGGTAGGCCAGGGGTCCCCCTGTGGCCGTAGTTACTGGCTTGGTTTTGGTTTGCTACCACTTTAGGTGGTACCCAGACCTGACTGCTCTCGTCTTTGGTCATACCTGGGAACAGTTCAGTGAACCCCCAGATAGCTGAGTCCGCACGGTCTGGGGATTTCAGCCCCTTGTATCCGTCTGGGTAGAAGCTGCAAAGCTGCTCCTCGATCTCTGGGTAGTACCCGTAGAACCGGATCTTACCACGTTGCTGCAATGTCGCTATAGGCTCTGCCCTGACGGTCTTACCTCGGGTGGCGTGGACCAGCTTGACCGGTATGTTCTCGCCCGAGTCGTTGCCGGCCTCGATGGTGTGTTTAACCATTGCCCCGCCGTAGTTGGACTCGCCGACCACGCAGTCTGCCATCCAACGCTTGAATGCGTCTCCGACGATCTTGCTCCACGTGCTCGGACCATACTTTCCAGATAGGTCTTCGAGCAGGTACCCCCTGCCGTCCGTGCCCAGTCCGGTCACAGTGATGCCAATCTCGTCCGACCTGCTATCTGGGTCATCGTCTGAACAGCCTGATGGATCCACATTGACTGTGATCCTGACCAGGTCTGGGAGCTCGTCGCCTTTGCCACCGGTGCATCGGGTCGCATCGATGAGCTCGTCGTTCCAGAGGGAGTCGTTGTCCTCATCGGCGAACTGGCCCAGAAAGAAACGCTTCCGCTCTTTCTCGGGCATCTCGTTAAGGCGCTCAAGGTACTTGGGATCCAGGTTCTCTTGGTTGTCCATGGGGTTCATGAACATAAACCCGACGTTGTTTGGTGATATCAGGTACTTATTGGTGTCTGGGCTCTTCTTCTCGACGAAGTATTTGTACGTCCAGTGACGCTTCGATGGGGGGTTAAAATCGTAGTACGACTTGAGCGCAAGGCCAGGGCACACCTGTGCTAGACGTGTGAGGGCCAGTTTGACTGACTGCCACGGTATCTGAGAGCACTCATTGAAGTAGATGGTCGCGTATTCGTTACCGAGGATATTCTCGACTCGGTCCTTGTCGTCTAGGCCCCCGAACCATATCTCGGATCCATTGTGGAATTTGTAGAACCAGTCTGTCTTGTTGAGGTTCTTCTCGTTGTACATTCCTGGGTAGCAGAGCTCCATCATTTTCGGGAACGTGTCTCGCACGACGGCTTTGATGATCGCGTTCTGCCGGAACCGGAGCACCGCGTGACGACTGTTACCAACCCTAAGTGCTCTGGTCGCCACAGCGTATGCCAGGAGGAACGTCTTGCCGGATCTAGAACCGCCGCCCAGCCCGAAGTCGGCAGCGTCAGCCCCTAAGGCCTCAACCGCCGAGTCTTGCTGAGTGGTCAGTTTGAATTTTTTAGGTTTGGTCGTGGGGGCCAGTGTCATTACAGTCGGGCCGCGGCCCCTTCAATCTTGACGATGATTGTCTCGGACTCGCCTTCCGGCTTGTCTCTCCAGCCTTGGTTCTTTAGTGAGAACACTGGGCCGGCGACGTTCACGCCCTTATTGAATAATTGCTCTGCGGTGAACTGCTCCACGCGAAGACATGCCCTGTTGGCCACATCATGGAACTCTTCGTGAGTGTCGTCGTTTCGGTAGTGTAGCAATGTCCGTGTGCCTGAGAACCCGAGCGCGTACGCCAGACCTGGGAGAGTGAGAGGTCTGGGTGGTATAGGCGTCAAGCACTCCTGAAAGTAAGCATCAGCGAGTAGCTCGAACTCTAGTGGATCATTGATTAGTTTCTGTCCCATCATTCAAACCTGTCGAATCCGGTGGCGTACGCATTGATTATATCAGCAGTCGCCCTACGTTGTTGGGGCCTCATAATGGAACAATATGTCGGCGTCGTAGACACCCGAGGTGCCAGTGTCGTACTCAATCGCCAGTGCATCGCCTGGGCCCAGTATCACTGCGCTGTCTAGCTTGAACGATGCGCTTTCTAGAGCGCGTGATCGTTTAATCCCGACCAGACCCACGGCCGTTAGGCCAGTTATTGGGGTGTCCCCGTTCATGGCGGTCGCCGCTGCCGGAAGACCCGATTTAAAATTCAAGTTAACGGGGGTAACTGCCGCGCCTGCTCCGGCTGTACCGTTCACTTTTGCTATCTTCCAAAGGATCGACTCGACCCCACCGAGAGTAATCTCATCGATGTACAGGTCGTCTACCGCGGATGCGTTCTTCAAGTAAGCGATGTAGTCATCGGCCGCCCCAGCTCCGAAAAAGGTGGCACGGAATGCCTTCCCTGAGTCCCTTGAGACGTACGCGACCCGAGGGTTGCTCTTAGCCGAGACATTCAGCCGTTGTGCTTGACTGACGCTGGCGCTGCCATTTTTCCCTT